GAGCAGCCTACTATGAGCGCATGATACCGCTCACAAATCAAAATTAAGGAGTTAAGGAGGAATTCACATGTCTACAACCACAAGCGCAAAGAATCAGAAACCTGCAGTTCAGAACCAGAACCAAGCCCAAAATCAGAACCAGGGAGCTCTGCAACCAGCAGAGAACCAGCAGCTCACCATGAGCGAACGCTTCACTAACCTGGTGCTCCGCGAATTTGGCAACAACGTAGCCGGAGCGCTTCAGGTGTCAGAGTACCAGAAGAGACTTATCCAGGGATACTTCATAGCAATTGACAGGGCTCTTAAGATAGCCGAGGAGGCCAGGATCCGCAAGAACGAGAGCAACAAAGACCACAAATACGATAATAACATCCCGGTAACATGGAGCAATGTGAACCTTAATGACCTGGCCCTCGATGTAGTGCACTACGCCAAGATGGGCCTGGACATGATGATGGATAATCACCTTTTCCCGATCCCATACAAGAACAATAAGACCAATAAATACGACGTCACCCTCATGCCTGGATATAACGGGATCCAGTACATCGCCGAGAAATACGCGGTAGAAAAGCCCAAGGCAGTAACCATCGAGCTTGTTTATAGCACCGACACCTTCAAACCCATCAAGAAGAGCAAGGATAACCAGGTAGAGAGTTACATTTTTGAGATTAACAACCCATTTGACAGAGGCGAAATCGTCGGCGGCTTCGGATACATCGAATACGAGGACCCGGCAAAAAACAAGCTGATCATCATGACCAGGAAGGACATCGAAAAACGCAAGCCGGCATACGCAGCAGCGGAATTCTGGGGAGGAACCACCAAGGTATGGGAAAACGGCAAACAGGTAGAGAAGGAGACTGATGGCTGGTTTGAAGAGATGTGCCTGAAGACCATTAAACGCGAGGTTTACAGCGCAAAGCATATTCCAAGGGATCCCAAGAAGATCGACGACAACTACCAGTACATGAAGATGCGCGAGGCCAGATATGCAGAGCTTGAAGCCCAGGCCGAAATTGACGGATATGCTAACACCATAGTAATAGACACCACACCAACCACGCCAGAGGAACCCAAGCAGCTGCAGAGCCCACAGGTAGAGCCGGAGACAGGAGAGATCATAGAACCACAGCAGCAGCCATCAGCACAGCCAGTACAGCCGGCGAAGAGCACGCATACAGAAGTAAACTCCCAGCAAACGCTCTTTGAAGGGCCGAACTTCTAATGGATATCAAGGTTTTAGCCTCCAGCAGCGCTGGGAACGCCTACCGCATAAGCGACGGCCGAACCAGCCTGCTGCTGGACGCAGGAATACCAATAAAGGCAATACAGGTCGGATGTGGCTTCAAGGTGACACAAATGGATGGCTGCTTTGTGTCACACAGCCACAAAGACCACAGTAAGGCCGCCAGAGACCTTGCAAAGCTCGGCGTAGACATTTACACCAGCAAGGGCACAATCGAAGCGTGTGGCCTTTCAGGGCACCGAATACACGCGATAAAAGCCCTTCAGGAATTCACGATAGGAACCTTTAAGGTTTTGCCTTTCGATGTGCAGCACGACGCGCCGGAGCCGCTGGGATTTCTTTTTACATCGGCCTTTTCAGGGGAAAAGCTCCTATACTTCACGGACACGTACTACATAAAGTACAAGTTCCAGGGATTGACCCATATCATGGCGGAGTGCAACTACGATACAGAGACCCTTCAGAGGAGCGTAGAAGCCGGATATATACCAATAGAGTTGGTACCAAGGCTGGTAAAAAGCCACATGAGCCTTGAACACTTCCTGGAGCTGCTAAAAGCCAACGATTTAAGCAAGGTGAGGCAGATCTACCTTCTGCACTTAAGCAATAACAACAGCGACGAGAAGCGGTTCAAGGAAGCAGTTCAGAAGCTGACCGGTGCCGAAGTGTACGTTTGCTAAGTGAGGCCAATAACAAAGGGGGTGACTTACACAGATGGCAAGGACGCGAAGCATTAAACCTGGATTTTTCGATAACGAGATACTCGGAGACCTCCCACCATTAACCAGGCTTCTATTCATAGGCCTGTGGACCATAGCAGACAGGGAAGGGAGGCTTGAGGATAAACCAAGACGGATCAAAAAGATGTTACTGGGATACGACGACGTAGACGCAGACGGAGTGGACAAAATGCTCCAATCCTTACACGATACAGGCTTTATTTTCAGGTACACAGTAGACGGTAACAAATACATTCAAGTGGTTAATTTCCTGAAGCATCAAAACCCGCATGTCAAGGAAAAACCGAGCGAAATACCGCCTCCACCGGACTTTATAGCAGAGCATCATGAAAGCACCATACAAGCACCAGACTTGCACAGTGCTGACACAGTACAAGCCGGGCCTATTACCGTTAACCTATCACCTACTACTGGTACCCTATCACCCACTACCGATAACCCGCCTGAAGGCGAGGACGATGTGGACGGGCCTGATGAACAGCCAAAGAAATCCTTGTTAGAGCGACGATTTGACGAGTTCTGGGCAGCTTACCCAAAGAAGGTAGGCAAAAAAGCAGCATGGAACGCATGGAAAAAGGTCAAGCCAGACACGGAACTGTTTGACAGGATCATGACGGCCATAGGAAAAGCCAGGGTGACCGAACAGTGGACGAGAGAAAACGGCAGATTTATACCGAACCCAACAACCTGGCTGAACCAGGGGCGATGGGATGATGAATACGAGGAGGGACCGATAAATGGAGTCAATAGCAAGTATTTTGACGGGTATTACCAGCAACCAGAGGCCAGCCCGCCGGGAAGCGAAGGTAAGAGAGATGCGCTTGCAGGCTTCAAACGAGCATGACCAGGAAGAAGAGACCAGGAATCTGTTCCAAATACGGTCCGATCAGGCCATAGCCGAAGGATGGAGATACAACGAGGATCCGCCGGAGCCGAAGAAATGTGAATATTGCGGCAAGACCTTATACCATTATGGACTTACAAACCCGCTGCAGAATAAACAGATTTTCATGTGGATGCCAGAACCGGAGCACTGTGACTGCAAACAGGCCCAGGAATACTGGGCCAAGGTCGAAGCGGAGAAAAAGGCCGCAGAAGAGGAAAAAAAGCGCCGGGAGGAAGCAGAACGCCTGCAGCGCAAGATAAACAAGCTGATCAAGGACAGCGGAATCAGAGGCCGGTTTATAAACCGGACATTTGAGCGTTTCGAGGTCAATGAGGTCAACAGGAAGGCCTACGAAGTAGCCAAATATTATGCAGATAACTTCAAGGCCATGCTTCCCAAGAAGAGCCAGGACGGCATAGTAGAGCCGCCGGAGATAGAATGTAACGGCCTATTCATAACCGGCAGCTACGGCACCGGGAAAACCCACCTGGCAGCGGCCATATCGAACCAGCTGATCATGGAAGGGATACCGGTTATATGCATGACGATGATTGACCTTCTGGCCAAGATTAAACAGACATTCGACCGCAACGACGAGGCCACCGAGGCCGAAATCATGAAGATTTATGAAGAGGTGCCGCTGCTGGTCATTGACGACATAGGCAGCGAGCAGCCAACCGAATGGGGATCCACAAAGATATTCTCGATAATCAACGCCAGATACGAGGCCTACATGCCGGTCATAGTGACCACAAACTACGCCGGGGACGAGCTGGTAAGGAGAATGACACCGATAGGACCAAACGGCCGGCCATTGGACAGCAGGAACGCCGAAAAGACGCTGGACAGGCTGAAAGAGATGTGTGTAGGCATTGAAATGAACTGGGAAAGTTGGCGGTCAAGAGGATAGAGGAGGGATGAGATCATGAAAAACACATTAACGGACTTGAATAATTACCCTGATGTGAACAAAAGGAAATTGTTGGAGAAATTCTTAGAATCGAAAACTGAGGATTGTCCAGGTTGGTGCAATATGTGTGAATACGTTGAAATATGTGACACAATCGAAAGAATGTGGAGAAAGTTAAAGGAGCAGGAAGAATGGGAGAAAAAGGAGCAGGAAGAATGGGAGAAAGATGAAGATGATGAAACAGATATTGAATGAATTATAACAACATCTTACACCAAAGAGCAGCTCAAATCTTACTACGGGAACCACAAGATAAGCAGCGGCCTGACCGGATACTTTCAAAAGGGCTACACGCCGGCGAACAAAGGAAAGAAAGGCTACCATGCACCAGGATGCGAGAAGGGATGGTTCAAGAAAGGGCACAAGCCCCTAAACCATAAGCCGGTAGGCAGCGAGCGAGTAGACAGAGACGGATACACCCTGGTAAAGGTAGCGGAACCGAATGTATGGGAGCCAAAGCATAAGGTGCTCTGGGAAAAGAAAAACGGGAAGGTACCGGAAGGATATGTTCTAACCTTCCTCGACGGAGATAAAAGCAACATCACACTGGACAACCTGGCCCTCATATCGATGGCCGAATCGCTGGAAATCACAAGGTCGAACTTAAGGAGCACCAATCCGGAATTCACAAAAACCGGCATTTTAATAGCAAAGGTTAAGATAGCCAGAAGCAAGCGGAAGCGGAAAAAGAATCTGATGGGAGGTCGAAACAATGAAGAAAAAGAGAGCATGCAGGATGACACAGGAGGAAAGAGCCATTCACAACAGAGCAGTGAGCATAAGGAAAATGACAGATGCGCAGCTTTGTGAGTTTATAGACCGCACATACGGAAAAGGCATGGAAGAAGGAGCGAGGCTGGCACAGAGCCAGGCCAAAGCAAAACCTGAAGACGCAATCGCTCACGTTAGGAAGTTCATCGATTACCTGACCGAGAAAACCGGCTGCGGCAACAGGATCGGCAAAGGAACCATTCTGCAGCTTAACAGAGAGCTGGAGAATGCCATCAAGAGCGGCCTGTTTTCCGGGGAGGTGAACAAATGAGCAGAAGCCACGCGAACAGAGGACAAGCATTCGAGGATTTCTTAAGGTTTGTTCACCAAAGGTACCAGGCAGACGGAATAGCATGCGTCCACAAGGTACCGACGGAGTTTTTACCACTCCGGAACGCCAAAGGTCAGGTCTGTAGTGCGAAGGTCGAGCATAAAAGCTGCGTAGATTACCTGGGCAGATACAAAGGCATACCGGTGGCCATTGAGGCAAAGCACACGGAAGAGAACCGGATCGCATTCAACCGGGTAGAGCCTCACCAGGCGGAATACCTCGACGACTGGCTCAAGGATCCACACGCAATAGCACTCGTCCTGGTGAGTTTCAGCCTTCGCAGATTTTACGCGGTACCATGGGAGTTCTGGAAAGCAGCGCTGGAGAGCTGGCAGCAGTACAAGGGTAAGGAGAAGAGGACTGTAACCGCATACGGATGGACATGGACCACTCCAGGAATGGCCAGCGTATCGGAAGACCAGCTCCATCCGGAATGGGAGATAAAGACCGGGGGAAGATCAGGACTTCCATACCTTGAGATTATAGACAAAATGACAGGGGGAGAGGTCAATGCAAACAGAAGACAAGGTAGTAAAGTCATTTGACATGAGCAATCTCATGAAAATAACGAGGCTTCCGCTGATATGCGTTTACAACAGCCCTTCAGACTACCCAGGAAAGTATGTAGCAAGGCTCTGGGACGTGGACAAGCCGACCAACATGGTGGCCGTCGCCGAAAGCCTGGAGGAAATCAGAGAAGCAAAACCACCGGAGATGATGATCATGGACAGAATGCCAAACGACGATCCGGTGATCGTTGAAACATGGATTTAGGAGAGGAGGCCCAACCACATGAAAGCAATCACATTATGGCAGCCCTGGGCCCAGCTAATCGTCCAGGGAGACAAGCTGATAGAAACGAGGAGTTATAACACCAACATAAGAGGCCGAGTGGCCATACACGCAGCAAAAAGCGACCACAGCGGGATATTACTTCACATACCAATGAGAGAGCTCGCATATTTCCAGGAAGCAGGAGTAACCGGCGTGAAAGAGCCGCCAAGGGGAGCAATAGTGGGAACGGTAGAAATCGTAGACAGCCTGCCAATAGAAGAGCTGATAGGCACCAAATACGACACACCGAAGGAGCGAGCCTTCGGAGATTGGAGTCCAGGACGCTGGGGATGGATACTTCGAAACCCGGTGCTTTTTGAAAAGCCGATACCGGCCAAAGGCGCCCAAAGTTTCTGGAATTGGAGGACAGACACATGATCAGGTATAAGTGCCCAAGATGCCAAGGAAACCAATATTCCGCGAGCCCAGATAAAGCACACGAGCCGTGCATTTACTGCGGCCACGAAGGAACGGTACCGATGAAAAGCCTGGAAGAGGAGGGGAACGATGAAAACATACATGAACAGGATCGACCGGGAACACCATGTGATGATCCTGGTCATATGGGATTATTTAAACACATGGCTGGAGCAGACCAGCTGCCTCACCAAAGAGGAGAGGAAGAGAGTCAAGACAGCGGCTACCCACCTACTCCATACCAGCGACAGCATCGTGAAGAGGCTTGATACCGATTATGCCAAAAGACTATTAAGAACCGCGAAAAACACAGAGGTAAGAGTGGTGGATCGAGCAAACGTAATGCTCGGCCGAGAGCCAGACACCGTGAACATAAAAATAGACGACCTATACGACATCGCAAGCTACGCTTTGACAGACTGCAGAGGCTGCAAGAGACCCGACCACAAAAACTGCGATAAATACAAGCTCTTCATGGATTTGAATATACCCGTAGCCCAGGAACAAACGGACGGCTGCCCTTACGAGAATTGACGGAGGGACGGCCATGAAGATAGAGATTTACTACGAATGCCCGATATGCCACCAAAGCTGGGCAACACAGAGCGCAGCAATCGCCTGCAGGAACCAGCACCCGGTCATTGAAAAGAAATGGGCCAACTGCGAGGTTTGCGGGCAGGGATGGAACATAACATACTGGGGAGAAAAACAAGCAGTAGAGCTCGCCAGGAAGTGCGAACAGGAACACGAGGCCAAAGGTGAGACCGAAGAATTAAGCCGAAAAACATTCTTCTTAAGCGGAGGGACAAAAGGCAAATATTACCCACCAAGGAAGGAGAGTAAATGAATGGGACCGATTGTAAACCAAGGATCATCGAATGCAGCAGGTGCGGCTGCGAATGGAATGTAAGCAGCCAGGCACACATACCGGAAACTGGTTATATTTGCCCGCACTGCACGAGCAGAGAGCGAGAAAATAACGCCTTTCAGGAGGATAAGCATATGGCAAATAGATCACTGCTTCACAGAAGCAAGATAGAGGATTTCAAGAGCTGGCTTCAGGAAGACGGCTGGCAGATAGAACAGCCCAAAGGAATATACGAGGTCGTAAGGGCCACAAAGGGCACCAGGAAGCCATTAATAGTTTACACGAGGGATAACAAAGGCAATGAGCATATAACCGTTCAGGACCGCGATGTGCCGGTCGTAAGGGCATACATAAGGGACAGGAGAAGAGAAGCCAGGGCAAAGGCCAACGGGATCCAGAAAGTAACCAAAGAAGAAATGCTGAAGATAATCGACACCAGGGAGCCACTCGGAAAGTTTTACAGGATAGAAGGTAAGACCATCATCGCAGTGGATAATTCCACAGGAGACGCCTGGACCGAGGAATTCAAAGACTTTGAAATTTTCCTTCTGTGGATAACCACACAGCTGACCGTAGAGGATGCGGTAGAAAAAACAAGGAGGAGGAATAAGCATGCAAAATGTGTCAGCATTAGAAATTAAAGAAAACATATCAAGAGGAGGAGACAGTGTATGAACGAGCTTAAAAAATGCGAAAGGTGCAGAAACAGCAGGTTTATATACCTGGAGAGAAAATGCAAATTTGAAATGCCGCAATTTCCAATAGAGGACGAGGGAGAATGTGAGCATTATGACAGCTGGTTTATCGAGTACCCGCTAACAATCGACGGAATAGACAATTGCTTTAACAAAGAAAGAGTAAGGAGCTTATACGATTGCGGAAAACTCGTCAGGATTTCACCATGCGGAGAAGAGTATAAAGGCAAAACATACCTCGGGATATTGCTTGGCGATCTTCCGATCGGTGCACACATTTCTTTTAACAGAGAGAGCAAGATACTGAAGGTTTCACCTCATACGAACCCTGGAATATTTGTACCAGAGCTAAAAAAGATCATTTATGGATGTGAAAGCTGGTGGGGAGAGATCGAAAACCCAGAAGACCTGAAAGACATAACCAGTGAGGATATAGAAAACACCTGGTATGTTCAACTTCTCAAGAGTATGGCCGGAATGGAGGCGACCAAAGATGATGAATAAGAGCAAGATAGAATGGTGTGATTTCACCTGGAACCCGGTCACAGGCTGCCGGCACGGCTGCCCATACTGCTACGCAGCAAAGCAGGCAAGACGCTTTTCCGGAGATGTAAGGCTGAATAAGAGTTCAGACCAGCTGAAAAGAGACGAGAATGGTCTGTATATCCTGGACAAGCCATTTAAAAACCAGGTAGGCAAGGTTATACCGGACCCGGTGGGATTTGAGCCGATAATGCACAAATACCGCCTGCCAATGCCGGCACAAAAGAAGAAACCGGCCAAGATTTTTGTAGTATCCATGGGAGATTTATTCGGATCCTGGATACCGGACAGCTGGATCGAGGAAGTATTCAGGGCCTGTGATGCAGCACCATGGCACACCTACATGTTTTTAACAAAGAACCCACGCAGGTATGTGGAGCTGGCCGAAAAAGGCATACTCCGGACCGGCGACAACTTCTGGTACGGCAGCACAGCGACCACACCGGAAACGGAATTCTTCTGGGACGAAAAACTAAACACATTTGTAAGCATTGAACCAATTCACGCACCATTCCCGGACGTCATACGCCCGGATAACG